GTCATCATATAACATCATTACAGGCTGATAGATTAAATAATTTTTTATTTATAGGAGGTTTATTAATAGCATTTTTAAGATATAATAGTTAAATAAGTTATATTTATAAATAAGTTATATTTATAAATAAGTTATATTTATAAATAAGTTATATTTATAAATAAGTTATATTTATAAATAAGTTATATTTATAAATAAATTATTTTTTAATTTTCTTCATCATCAAGTAATTCTTCTTCATCAATAGTGTCTATATCAGTACAATCTTCTCTTAATTTATTATCTTTTAATAAAAGAGACTTATTTTTAAATTTAGTAATATACATATCCATATTACTATCAATATATTGATATTCCATTGCTACAAATTGACATCCACATTCAAATGCTTTTATTGGATTATAATTTGTATTAAAAAAATCACCTTCTATGTGTGGAACAACTATTGTTAAACCTTTTTTATTAAAATCTATTAATTTTTTTTCATTAAATCCTGGTTCTTTTAGTTTAGAATAATGAATACGTTGAAGATTATGATTTGGATTATTATCAATATTATCCCAGGAATAATTTATAATTTCTTCCAATCCACTTCCTTGAAAACCATCGCTAGAAAAGAAAACTACTTTTCCCATTAATTCACTTATTTTTATATCAGCCATATCATCACTATTTTGATAACCGTAATCATTAGGCAAAAGACGGTCTCTAAAATATTTAGTTATTAAAAATCCAATTAAATTTAAACAACTTAAATTACTATTTGTATTTAAATTTAATCCTATGAAAATAGGGTCATCAGGGTTAAATACACCTTCTTTACCATCATGAACTTTAAAAGCATTTTCAGCAATAATTTGAAATATATACTCTAATGGTGTATCAGAAACCATCATTTTCCATTCACCTTTTTTATATCCCATACTAACAACTGGTATGGCTTTATCGCCAAATACACTATTAAATACATTAAATTCTAAATAACGTGCTCCGCTTTGTAAAAGTGATAATACGATTTTTTTACTTGTATAATCATACATTTGATATCCAGAATGAGCAGCATTATAAGCACTGGCAACATACATATCACCTAATCTTAATTCACCAAATTTAATATAATCAACTGATGTAATACGTTGAAACCCTTGATATACCATCATTTTGTCTATTGTTCTACCAACCCGAAAGGATTCTGAAAAAAAATAAATAATTAAACATATAATTAATGCTGATGTAATACCAAGTAATAATAAATAATTATCCATAATAATACTTCCATACTCAACCATTTCTTCTTTTGTTGTTTTAATTGTTTCATTAGACATTTGATTACTTTGATATTTATCTAGTGCATTATTAATAGATACTTCTTTTTTTGTTGTATTTACATTTGTTTTTGTATTTAATGGTGTGTTTGATTGTGAATTAGATGTTTTATTATTTTTTATAGATGTATTTATCATAGTTGAATTTTTTTCTAGTGATGGTGAATTTATTAATGATATATTATTTTTTTTAGTATTTAAATTATTTGTTAGTGTATTTTTTTGAGATACATTAGAATTAGACATTTTTATTATATTATTATTATATTATATTATTATATTTTTTATTATATTTAATACTAATTTTTTTATTTATATTTTTATTTATATTTTTATTTATATATTTTTATTTAATTATTTAAATATTATATATATTATAATAATATAATAATTAAATAATATATTTTTTTGTTAATATGTATAATTCTGTTAATAATCCTACTACTACTACTGGATATTCAAATCCTACTACCACTGGATATTCAAATCCTACTACTACTAGATATTCAAATCCTACTACTACTACTGGATATTCAAATCCTACTACTACTGGATATTCAAATCCTACCACCACTGGATATTCAAATCCTACTACTACTGGATATTCAAATCCTACTACTACAGGTTCAATTCCTTATACTACACAACCTGTTATGAATGATATTACACAATTATTACCTAATATATCATCTGAAACTATTGTTTCTCTTTTAAATAGTGGTGTTGATTTAATGAAACTTTATTCTGATAAAAATTATATGTCAGAAAAAGGAATGAACTTTGATTCAGAAATGAAAAGTCCTTCAACTAATATATATCAAAAAAATTTTTCAGGAACTTCTAATGTATATTCACCTTATTTATATTATAATAAAAATAGTAATGGTAATGAATTACCTGAAAAAATAAATTCTGTTTTAGGAGCAACAACTACCACTAGACCAATGACTACTATGGGTAATACTACTACAACTAGACCAATGACTACTATGGGTAATACAACTACTATGGGTAATACAACTACTATGGGTAATACTACTACAACTATGGGTAATACAACTACTATGGGTAATACAACTACTATGGGTAATACAACTACTATGGGTAATACAACTACTATGGGTAATACAACTACTATGGGTAATACAACTACAACTATGGGTAATACTACTACAACTATGGGTAATACTACTACTACTATGGGTAATACTACTACAACTAGTCCAACCACCACACAAAACAATTAGAGTATAAATGGATTAATTTTGGAAATCCATCAGGAGAATATATATCTGATATTGATAACTATAATAGTGTTAACTATTATTCACCTGAAACTACATTTTCTCATCAAGGAAAAACATATAAATATGGAAAAACCAAAACAATAAATAATTTAACTTTTGACAACTATATTAATAATATGACTATTGAACCAGGAATAATAGTGTTAGACTATATTGCTGAAATATAAATATAATAAATTAATAATTTATTTATTTACTTAAAAAATACATCATAATATCATTAGAAAAAAAACTATTACATCTTTGTTTTAATATAGTATTATCAATTTCTTTTAATGGTATATCAATGAATACTATATTATTTGTATTTTTATTATTTAGTTTTAATAATAAATCATAATTTTTATAATCTTTATTACAACCTAATATTATTCTAGCAATATCATTATTTTTATTTACATTATTATTTTTATTATTTTCATTTTTATTATTTTCATTTTTATTATTTTCATTTTTATTGTTAATGTATCCAGAATACTTTATATATCTCAATACCTGTTCTATAAAATCAATACCATCACAATACAATGGTTTAATTTCTTTTATTGTATTAAAAAAATGTGATGTCATATCCAAATCTTTAGCAATAGATGTAATATAAGTTGTTGGTAAAAAATTATTTTTAAATTCGGGATATTTACTTACTATCATTAATCTTAAAACCTCAAGTTGTTTTAATTCATAATCTTGTTTTTTTTTTAATAATACTATATTTTTCAAATAAGATTCATATTTTTTATTACTATTACTTTGAATACCATTATTGTTTTTATTAGTATTAGTATTATTAGTATTAGTATTAGCATTATTAGTATTATTTTTATTTTCATTTTTTAAAATAGTCTCTAGAGTATCTTTTTCTAATGCTTTAATAATTGTATATCTTTCTATATATAAAGGTTGTATAATAGTATCTTGTAATAATAAATCTAATAAAATATAAGTTGAATTCATATCACCATTCCAAAATATGTAAGTAATATTATTAGTAGTATTAGTATTGTGAGTGTGAGTATTTGTATTATTTAAAATAGTTAAATTTGGTATTCCTTTAATGACTTCACAAGGTTTATAATAAGTTTGGTTTGATGTTTCTTTAGTATTGGTTAAATAACGATTTGTTAAATATGTAAATGTTCCTAATCCAACAAATGATAATCCAGTCCATAAATGATTTTTATTTAATGTTAAAGTTATTAAATCCATAGTAAATAGATTTATTATTTATAAAACTAAATATTATTATAAACTAAATATTGTATAAAACTAAATATATTATGAAAATAAATATATATTTAATATAGAATTAATAAATAATAAAAAATCTAAATACTTATTAATAGTGATTTAAATTTATATAATAAATTAATAATTTTATAACTTTATAACTTTATAACTGTATAATTTTATATTAATAATTAACAAAAATGAGTAATAAAAATGTAAATTATAAACATACTAGTGTTATACACGAAAATTATTGGTTCCAAGATTTACCAAATACAATTTTTAATTTAGATTATGCCTTAAAGATATTCCCAGAACAATCTATGACTTATCCTGAAAAAATCAATTCCCTTGTTCGTTTAAGTATCTATTTAGGTCTTATATTAGGTCTTTTTTATTCTAATTATTTGTATTTATATATACCTATAATTACAATGTTAATGACTTATTTATTATATATTTTCCGTTTAGAACACGTTGAAAATACATTAGCACAAAAAGGTCCTCATTCTGGATTAAGTCATTTAAAAAATAATAATAATAATGTTAATAATAAGTTAAACAATAATTCAAATACTAATTCAAATATTAATTTTACAAAAGAAGAATTAAAAAAATTACAAAAAACATTAGGTTTAAGTAATGAAGATTTACGTAAAAAAGGTTTAGATTTAAACACTATGTCAGGAGAAGATTTTCAAAATGTATTAAATATTAAAACCTGTTCTAAACCATCAACCAACAATCCATTTATGAATGCTTTAGTTTATGATAGTAGAACAAAAGACCATTCTTGCGACCCCATTAACCCTAAAAATCAAGAACAAATAGAAGACGAATACAATAAATATTGTATTAAAGATATAAGTGATATATACAATCACAATAGTGGGCGCCGTCAATTTTATACAATGCCTTCTACTACTTATCCTAATAACCAAGAAGGATTAGCCAACTGGCTTTATAAAACCCCACCTACGTGTAAAGAAGGGAATGGGGCTCAATGTGTTGCTAATTATTATACACCATTAAATTCAAGTCTTCTTACTCCTGGTTACGGTTCATCTATTTAGATAAATATATAATTTAACTTATTTTTTTATTTTTTTATTTATTTTTAAATTATTTACACTTACAATTACATTCCGTCTTACCTGTTTTACCTCTTACACCTTCGATACCGCGTGGTCCTTGTC